GGTCAAAAAAATATAAATGTTTACATACGTATACATACAGTAAAAATGTATAGCGACTTAAAACGTCTTTGCTATATCGCCTAATAGCATAACCCACCAAAATGGTAGACTATGCGCGCGGTCGTCTAGGCGCGCGTTATTTGCCTTCACGCAAAAAGTCTGACTCGACTTGAAACAGACTCGCCTAAATGACCTAAACCGCCTAACCCTTTCTGTTTACGTAAACGCTATGACTTGAGCGTTGACAGACGTTGACATTAAGCTGTTGACATTGAGCAGTAGACATTCAGGGGCGGGGGGCTGGGCCTTGGGATCTCCTTTAAGAAATACGCAGGGGCTGCACAAAATTTTTTAAATTTTATTTTTTCATGCTATAACAAACCATGTTTCACTCACTCCCCTATGAGCCGCGCCAGATCGCCGCGACGGAAGCGGTGCTGGAGCGCATATACGAAGCTGCTCGTAAGGGCCTGCGCGGCGACTCCATGGCGCTGGCGGCCGGGCTGACGCCGCATGAATACCGGACGCTTGTGCAACTCGACCCGATAGCGGAGTATGCCGAAACAAAGGGGCGCGCTGACGGAGAGGCGGAACTGGCCGACGTGATGATGAAGGCCGCGCGGAGCGGCGACACCAAAGCGGCCATGGACATGCTGAAGTTCGCGCATAAGTGGACGGCCCCGCAATCAATTCAGGTTCAGGTAGAGCAAAAAATTAGTATTTTGGCGGCTTTAGAAGAAGCTACCGCTAGAGTTATTGAAGGTTCTGTGTTAGATACAGTTGAGGCCGCCGACGCGGGAACGTCAGACGGCCTCTTGGACCACCGTAATAGGGACGGTAGCTATGCACAGGATTACGCACGACAGACTGAAAAGTCTACTGGCTTATGACCCGGACACCGGGGTTTTTACCCGCGACGGCAAACCGGCGGGCTACGCCCATCACACCGGCTACCGATATGTTGGCGTAGACGGCGAAACGATAATAGAGCATCGTTTAGCGTGGTTTTACGTATATGGAGTTTGGCCTTCCGCCGATCTGGACCACATAAACCGCGTTCGCTCCGATAACAGAATCGCTAATCTCAGAGAGGTTTCCCGCTCTGAAAACTGTCAGAATCAACCGATAAGACGCTCAAATAAAAGCGGTCGGACCGGCGTTTACTACCACAAAGTATCTGGTAAATGGGCAGCGACTATAAACGTAAACAGACGGCAGATACATTTAGGTATATACGACACTGCGGAAGAGGCAATATCAGTGAGGCGCAAAGCCGAGCTGGAGCACTACCCATATAGGGCTAAAGATGCAGACTCCGATATACGATCCTGAAGACGAGCAAAAACTGATGGCGACCTTTTGGTCGCCTCAGATAAAAAACGATCCTCTGGCGTTTGTGAGGCTTTGTTTTCCGTGGGGTAAAGCCGGCACGCCACTAGAGCATTTCTCCGGGCCCCGGCGTTGGCAGGTAGATGTTCTGCGCGAGCTGCGCGATCACATAGCGGCCAATAACAACCGCGTGGATTACGAGACTTTTCGTATGGCCGTGTCGTCAGGGCGCGGTATTGGTAAGTCCGCGTTAGTCAGTTGGCTTATTATTTGGATGGTGACGACGCGCATAGGGTCTACTGTCATAGTGTCCGCTAACAGCGAGGCTCAGCTCCGATCTGTTACTTGGGCGGAAATAACCAAATGGCTAAGCATGGGCCTTAACTCCCATTGGTTTGAGATTAGCGCCACGCGCGTATCTCCCGCCAAATGGCTAACAGATCTTGTAGAACGCGATCTTAAAAAAGGTTGCCGCTACTGGTCCGTGGAAGGGCGTTTGTGGTCTGAAGAAAACCCGGACAGTTATGCGGGCGCGCATAACATGGACGGTATGATGCTGATATTTGACGAAAGTTCGGGCATACCCGATGCGATCTGGAGTGTGGCTAGTGGATTTTTTTCGGAAAATACTCCTAATCGCTTTTGGCTTGCTTTCAGCAACCCCCGGCGCAACTCAGGATATTTCTACGAGTGCTTCAACAGCAAGCGAGAGTTCTGGCGAACCAAGACTGTTGACGCCCGAAGCGTGGAGGGAACTGACAAGGCCGTTTATCAACAGATTATCGATGAATACGGCCCTGACAGCAGCGCAGCCCATGTCGAGGTCTACGGAGAGTTCCCCAACGCCTCAGACGATCAGTTCATTGGATCCATGCTCGCTGAAGAAGCCATGGCAAGAGCGCCGTCAAAGGATCCGTCCGCGCCGATTGTGGTCGGGGTGGACCCGGCGCGGTTCGGGGCGGACGCGACGGTCATCGCGGTAAGGCAGGGGCGCGACATTATCGCGATCCGGCGCTACCGGGGCGACGACACCATGGAGGTGGTGGGGCGCGTCATCGACGTGATAACGGAGTTCAGCCCGGCGCTTGTAGTCATTGACGAGGGCGGGCTGGGCGCGGGCGTCGTCGACCGTCTGAAGGAGCAGCGTTACAAGGTGCGCGGGGTGAACTTTGGCCAGAAGTCCGTCAAACCGTTGATGTATGGCAACAAGCGGGCTGAGATGTGGGGCGCGATGAAGGAATGGCTGAAGACGGCCAGCATCCCGAAAGACCGCTTCCTGAAGTCTGACCTGACCGGGCCGATGATGAAGCCGGACTCGAAGGGCACGATCTTTCTGGAGAGCAAGAAGGATATGAAGGCCAGAGGGCTGGCCTCGCCCGACGCGGCCGACGCTATCGCCATAACATTCGCCTATCCGGTGGCGCACCGCGAGGCGCGGCCGATGGACAACAGACGCCGGCTCAGTTATGGTGGGGCGATTTCATCTGGATGGATGGCAAGCTAATGGCCGGCGAAACCCCCAAAACAAGATCTTACGCACAGCCCCGAACAACAATGACCGGTAAGATCGTGCGAGATGACGACGCCGCCGTAGGTGTTGGAGACAGAAACCTTTTTTTAGGGCCTCTGGATCAAGGGTTTATGGGGCGATCGCCACGCGAATACGGTCTATATGTTCCGAATCCCGATGTCACGCCGCAGGCTAATCCGGCCGCTGTGCGGGCCTATACGCGCAACGCGCCGTATATGGAACAGTTTATGTCTGATCCGCAAGCTATGATGCGAGAAATGAATAATATACAAAACGAGCTAAGAAAAAATCCTGACGATGTAATTAATCAATACAGGCTGCGCGTTTTACGACAGGCTATGGGCGACGTATTTGGTATGCAAGCGCCGGAGGATATATATAGCTTTACCCGCGCGCAGGCTCCTGTAACGCCGAGCGATACTTACGAAGGCGCTCGTACGACTACACCGCAATCGCCGCCCACTATGCCCCGTCGGGGGCGCTAATGGTTAAAAAATCTGTTTCTCTGTCTGTTGGCCGTGGTGAGAAGCTGTCCACCAAGGCGGGCGCTGGCCTGACCGCCAAGGGTCGGGCCAAGTATAACGCGGCGACGGGGAGCAAGCTGAAGGCTCCAGCGCCCAACCCCAAGACCGAGGCTGACAAAGGCCGGAAGGCGAGCTTCTGCGCGCGGATGGGCGGCGTTGTCGCCAAGTCGAAGAACGCAGAGCGGGCCAAGGCGTCAATGCGGAGATGGAACTGTGGCAAGTAAACCGGGGCTCTACGCCAACATCCACGCCAAACGGGCGCGCATCAAGGCCGGCTCGGGCGAGAAGATGCGCAAACCGGGCGCTGAGGGTGCGCCAACGGCCAAGGCGTTCAAGCAGTCAGCCAAGACGAGGAAAAAGTAATGGCGAATACTAAGCCAATCGGCGTCGCTTATGAAGATCAAGATATTATTGGCGCAACGACTGTATCGGCCACTAATATCCTGTCAACAGGCGCGATTGGATATGCGGCCGGCGCATATGGAAATGTGACGCAGCAGAACAACAAGACAACAGCGGTGACGGTCAACGCATCGTCAGGCCAAATCATTACGGCTAATTCACAACTTGCGCCTAGTGCTAACGCGCTGTTTAAAGTAAACAATAACGTTGTATCTTCTAAAGATGTGGTAATTGTCAGCCCTGCAACGGGCGGCACAAACGGGGCCTATAACGTATTTATAACATCTATTGACGATGGGTTTTTTTACATTGAGATTAAGAACGTAACGAACAACGCCTATTCTGAATCAATCCGCCTTAACTTTGCAATCTTACATACGGTGACATAACATGCCTCTAGTCAAAAGCACCAGCAAAGAAGCCTTCCGTAAGAACGTAAAGGCTGAGATGAAGGCTGGAAAGCCGCAGAAACAGGCAGTTGCGATTGCCTACTCGACCAAGCGCGCGGCGGCCAAGAAGCCGGCTATGAAAGGCAAGTCTAGTGGCTGCAAGTGATGTCAGGGACGCCGGCAAGGTAGCCAGCGCCGACGAGGGCGACGAGCGCCTGTCGACGCTGCGGCATCGCTTTACGGTAGCGATGTCCGCCTACAGCGACACCCGCGAGGACGAGCTGGACGATCTGCGGTTTATGGCGGGCTCGCCGGACAACCAGTGGCAGTGGCCGGCTGATGTATTAGCTACCCGAGGCGCGGTGCAGGGGCAGACGATCAACGCGCGGCCGTGCCTGACGATCAACAAGCTGCCGCAGCACGTTCGGCTCGTGACCAACGAGCAGCGGCAGAACCGGCCGCAGGGCAAGGTCATACCGGCCGACGAGAACGCGGACCCGGCGGTGGCCGAGGTGTTCGACGGCATCATCAAGCACATCGAGTATCTGTCCGACGCGGACGTGGCCTATGACACGGCCTGCGACAATCAGGTCACATATGGCGAGGGCTATATCCGCCTGATAACGGAATATTGCCGCGAGGATTCCTTCGATCAGGACATCAAGATCGTCCGGGTCAGGAACAGTTTCAGCGTCTACATGGACCCGATGATTCAGGATCCGTGCGGTTCGGACGCGGAATGGTGTTTCATCACGGAAGACATCGCCAAGTCGGAGTATGAGCGGCTATATCCCGACGCAACGCCGATCTCGACGATGATGGCGCAGGGCGTCGGCGACCAGTCGCTGAGCATGTGGCTGTCGCAGGAGACCATCCGCATCGCGGAGTATTTCTACGTCGAGCATAAAAAGGCGACGCTGAACCTTTACCCGGACAATATCACGGCGTTCGACGGCACGCCGGAGGACAAGCGGCTGAAGTCGGCCTATGGCAAGCCGCTGCGCAGCCGGCAGAGCGACCGCCGGCAGGTGAAGTGGGTCAAGACTAACGGCTACGAGATCCTCGAAGAGCGGGACTGGGCGGGCAAGTGGATCCCGGTCGTCCGCGTTATCGGCAACGAGTTCGAGGTCGACGGCCAGCTCTACATCTCTGGTCTGGTGCGCAACGCGAAAGATGCGCAGCGCATGTATAACTACTGGGTCAGTCAGGAAGCAGAGATGCTCGCGCTGGCCCCGAAAGCGCCCTTCATTGGCTACGGCGGCCAGTTTGAAGGCTATGAAATGCAGTGGAAGACGGCCAATACGAACAACTGGCCGTATCTGGAGGTCAACCCGGATGTTACTGACGGAGCTGGAAGCCCTCTGCCGTTGCCCGAGCGCGCTCAGCCGCCTCTGGCGCAAACCGGCCTCATACAGGCGAAAATGGGTGCTGGCGAAGACATTAAGTCGACAACGGGTCAATACGACAGTTCAATTGGTGCGACCAGTAACGAAAGAACGGGTCGTGCTATATTGGCACGCGAGCGGCAGGGCGACACGTCAACCTTCCATTACGTAGATAATATGAGCCGCGCGGTGCGCTACATCACGCGGCAGATGGTCGACCTTATCCCGAAAATCTACGACACACAGCGCGTCGCGCGGATCGTGGGTATCGACGGCGAAGTTGGGATGGTCAAGATCAACCCGATGCAGCCGGAGCCGGTGCGGATTATCAAGGATCCGATCACGGGCGAGACCATCGACAAGATCTACAACCCGAACGTCGGTCTGTATGACGTGATGGTTACGACCGGCCCGAGCTACATGACCAAGCGGCAGGAGTCCATGGACGCGATGGCGACCATCCTCCAGTCCAACCCGCAGCTCTGGACGGTCGCAGGCGATCTGTTCATCAAAAACATGGATTGGCCGGGGGCGCAGGAGATGGCGGCGCGCTTCGCCAAGATCCTCGATCCGAAGGTGCTGGAAGGCTCTGACGAGTCGCCTGAAGCGCAGATGATGCGCGCTCAGATGAACGACATGGCCAACCAGATGGAGCAGATCACGGGCCTTGTGACGCAGCTCCAGCAGTCCTATGACATGCAAAAGCTCCAGATTGACCAGCAGAACAGCCAAATCAAGGCTTACGAAGCCGAGACGAAGCGGATTCAGGTCACGCAGCCGGCCATGACGCCCGAGCAGATCCAAGATATTGTGCAAGGCACCATCGCTGCGGCTCTGGACATGGGCGACATCGTGCCGGCCATGCCGCAACAGCAGGTTTTACCGGGGTTTGAGCAATGAGCTGCGCTGATTTTGTAGGCCAACTGTTCTTGGCGCGGGATGTGACCCATTCTGTGCATCTCAACACGCGGTCATATGCCAAACATAAGGCTCTGGGCGGCTTTTATAGCAGGGTCATCGACCTGACGGATGATTTGGTGGAAACCTATCAGGGTCGGCACGGGCTGATCGGGCCAATTACGCTGCATTCGGCTGAAAAAACAGGAAATGTCGTTGAATTTCTTGAAGATTCGCTGAAAAAGATCGAAAAAGGCCGCGAAGAGTTCGGCGACGACACGGCTATTCAGAACATTGTCGACGAGATAGTTGGCTTGTATCTGAAAACGCTGTATAAATTGAAATTCTTGGCGTGAGGCTGACATGGAACTTCTGAATCCGCTTGCTGACGGCAACTTTCCGGCCCGAACGGTCAGCTATACCGGCACAGCCGGCTCTACCGCGACGTGGCCAGCAGGTCCGCAGGGCGTCGTTATCTGGTCGACGACGGAATGCTATGTTATTGTCGGCGAGGGCGTCACGGCTACGACGGCTTCTACGCCTATCCCGGCGTATACGCCGATCCCGTTTACGGTGCCTTCAGGGACAGGCGCGCCGTGGCGTGTCAGCGCTATTCAGGTCGGCACAGGCGGCGACATCTACTGCAAGCCGATTAACATACGATGAGCTGGGGCGTCGCGCTTAGAAATTCACTCGCTATAGGGTTAGGCGGTATTGCCACCCTATTCTCCGGGTATGGCCGCGACGAAGCGCTCAATAATCTGGCGACTGAATCCGGCGCTAATCTCGTCCAGGAGGACGGCGGGTTCATTCTTCTTTAAGGACTACTCGAATGGCTGACGTAAAAATCTCCGCTCTTCCCGCTGCTACGACGCCTGTCGCAGGAACGGAAGTTCTGCCTATCGTGCAGTCCAGCACGACCAAGAAAGTCGCTATCTCGGATCTTACAGCGGGCCGCACTATGTCGGCGGCGGGTCTGACGCTTACGACCACGCCGCTCGGTGTTGCGTCCGGCGGCACCGGGCTCACTTCGCTTACTGCTGGATATATTCCGTATGGCGCTGGGGCAGGTGCGTTTGGGAATAGCGCGAATTTACAGTTCGATGGCAACTATCTTGGCATTGGTGGCGCACCTAGCGTTGCCTTAGACATTTTTTCAGGTGTTCCTCAGATCAGAGTGCGTGGCACGGGAACCACATCAGAATTTAGGATAAATTCAGCTTTTGGTGCTGCTGCTTTGGCGGCCATAGGGACGGTAGATGCGTCTCCTATGATGTTCTTTACGAACAACACAGAACGCGCCCGCATCGACAGCAGCGGGAACCTGCTAGTTGGGACGACTAGCAGTCCAAGCGGCACGAAGAAGCTCCGCGTTGCTGACAGTATTCTTGATGACCTAGCAGTTGGCTCTGGCGCGCACTTCGATACATCAAATGCAACTCCTATATCTTTAAGTGAGAGCAGCAATGCGCTTCTTATTACTGGCACCGGCTACTATTTGGTTCTCGTAGCTGAGAGAAACCAAACAGGAAATACAGCGCTCTTCCTTCTTGGAAATGGCGCTGCCGTTTTAATAAACCAAACCGGCGGCGCGTGGACAACCGGAACAACGCCCAGTGCGACACAGATGTCCATTGGCTTTTCTGGCGGAAACTACCGCCTCTATAACGGCCTTACGACGGTAGCCACATATTTGTTTTCGGCCACCATTATTCGGTGCTTCTAACAGGTGAAACACATGCCAAACACATATACATGGGTAATCTCCCAGCTTGACTGCTACCCACAACAGGACGACCACACGGACGTTGTGTTCACCGTCCACTGGAGACGCCAAGCGACTGACGGAACCTACAGCGCCGACATCTACGGCTCACAGTCCGTCACCCTGGACCCTGAAGCGCCATTCACGCCGTATGAAGACCTGACGGAAGCACAGGTTATCGGGTGGCTCGAAGATGCAATGGGCGAAGAGGTGCTTGCCGCGCAGGTGGCTGCGCTTGACAAGCAGATTGAAGATCAGATCAACCCGCCGGTCGTGGTTTTGCCGCTGCCGTGGGCTGAATAACCCCCTTGACGCGGGAGGTCGTCGGCTCGGCCCGCGTCATTCTCCACCGGGCCGACAACCTTGGAGAAGGTTATGTTTAACATTGACGAGCTTCAGAAGCTCTTACAGATGCTCGATATTGCTACAAAAGCTGGCGGCCTTGCCGTGGCTAACGAAGCGCTTCCTCTAGCGGTTAAGATTCAAGACCTTGCAAAGGGTCTTGTTGACGCACCCGCTGAAGAGGCGTAATATTTGTAAACCGACTGGCCGGAAAGCTAGGTAAATGACAGAAGATGAACAGGCTGTAGCGGAGATCAGCCCCGCGCCGGAACCGGAAGCCACGGCAGCACCGGAGACCGCTGTAGAATCGCCGGAGGAACAGCAGCCTACAAAATCGTTCACTCAGGAAGAGCTGGACGCCATTGTAAGCAAGCGCCTTGCAAGAGAACAGCGGAAATGGGAACGTGAGCAGGCCCAGCGGCTTGCGGAGCAACAGGTCAGACAACCTGTCGCACCTCCTGCGGACCCCAACGATTTCGAGTCAGCTCACCAATACGCGGAAGCGCTGGCGGAGCAAAAAGCTCGGGAGTTGTTGGCTCAGCGTGAGGCCGCAAGGCAACAGGCCGAGATCATTGAGTCCTATCGCGACCGTGAAGAGGAAGTAAGGGATAAATACGAGGACTTCGAGCAAGTCGCGTATAACCCCAACCTACCCGTCTCGGACGTTATGGCTCAGGCTATTCAGGCTTCTGATATTGGCCCCGAGGTTATCTATTTCCTCGGATCCAACCCGAAAGAAGCCAGCCGTATATTCCGTCTGCCGCCCGTCTTGCAGGCAAAAGAGATCGGTAAGATTGAGGCCAAACTGGTCGACAATCCGCCGGTCAAGAGGACATCAACCGCGCCAGCGCCTCTTGCGCCTGTCACGGCAACCCGGTCGAACTCTGGCCCGAGACGAGACACGACGGACCCCCGGTCCATAAAGGAAATGTCAACGTCGGAATGGATTGAAGCGGAACGTCAGCGGCAGATCAAGAAGTGGGAAGCGCAGAACCGGAGATAAGGAATGTCTAATTCGCTTCTTACCATTGACATGATTACTCGCAAGGCTTTGGAAATCCTTGAGAATAATCTTGTCCTGACCCGCACGGTCAACCGTCAGTATGACGACTCTTTCGCCGTTGAAGGCGCGAAGATCGGCTCGACCCTCCGCATCCGTCTGCCCGACCGCGCGCTGGTCACGGACGGCGCGGCGCTTCAGGTGCAGGACGACAACGAGCAGTACACCACGCTCGCTGTTTCCAGCCAGAAGCACATCGGCGTCAACTTCACGACCGCCGAACTCACCATGCAGCTCGACGATTTTGCTGAGCGTGTTCTGAAGCCTCGTATTTCGCAGCTCGCGTCGTCCATCGACGCCGACGTTGCGAACGCCTTCAAATACATCGGCAACTCGGTCGGCACGCCGGGCACGACGCCCGCCACGTCGCTCGTTCTGCTTCAGGCTCAGCAGAAGCTCAACGAGAACGCTGCGGTCATGTCGCCCCGCTATGCGACGGTCAACCCGGCTGCGAACGCCGCGCTGATCGAAGGCATGAAGGGCCTCTTCAACCCGGTCTCGGCGATTTCGAAGCAGTTCAAGAACGGCATGTTCGGCGAAGGCATTCTCGGCTATGACGAGCTGAATATGTCGCAGTCGATCAAGCAGTTCACGACGGGCTCGCGCACGGGCACGCTGACGGTCAACGCGTCGGTTACGTCGGAAGGCGCGACCAGCATCGTTGTTACGGGCCTCGGCTCGACGGTCGTCAAGGCCGGCGACGTGTTCACGGTTGCTGACTGCTTCGCCGTCAACCCGCAGACCCGCGAGTCCACCGGCTCGCTGTTCCAGTTCGTCTGCCTTGAGGACGTTACGGCGTCTACCACGGCGACGATCAAGGTCAATGCGATGTATTCGGCTTCGCAGGCTCTTGCGACGGTCGACGCTCTGCCGCAGTCTGGCAAGACCGTCACCTTCCTCGGCTCGCCGTCGACCCAGTATCCGCAGAACCTGATCTACCATCGTGACGCGATTGCGTTCGCGACGGCCGATCTGCTTATGCCGAACGGTGTCGACATGGCCTCGCGTCAGGTCCACAATGGTATCTCGCTCCGCGTTGTCCGTCAGTATGACATCAACAACGACCGACTGCCCTGCCGTATTGACGTTCTGTATGGCTACAGCGTCATTCGTCCGCAGATGGCGGTTCGCCTTTGGGGCTAATCAGATGGGGCTTCGGCCCCGTCTTTTTCTCTAATTCAGGAGCATTGAACCATGGCTGCTTATGATCCCGTTACGCAGAGCGCTGCTTATCCGCTCGACACCCTCGGCCCGACGCCGCTTATCCCGAACGCTGTTGGCGGCTATCAGCTCGGCGCTGGCGCGCTGACCGAGCCGCTTATGACTCCGCAGCCCGCCCCGAGCGCGCTGACGGGCGCGACGGTCACGGTCACTGTTGGCAATCTCGCCAACGGCATCATCACCGTTGACTCTGGCGGCACGGACGCGGGCACTTACACGTTCCCGACGGGCGCGCTGATCGACGCGGCGTTCCCGAGCATCAAGACGAACTCGGCGTTCGATGTCGTTGTCATCAACCTTGGTGACGCGGCCCAGAATGACGTGACGTTTGGCGCGGGCGCTGGCAACACCATCGTTGGTAACGCGGTTGTTGTGGACGGCGCTGCTGCGGCAAATGCGTCTTCGGCGATTTTCCGTTTCCGTCGCACGGGCACGTCCGCCTACACGATCTATCGTATCGGCTAAGGAGGGCTCTATGCCTAATACCAAAGCGGTAGGCGTCGCGTTCTCGGATCCGGAGCTTGTCTCCGGCACGACGATCACGGGCGCTACCATCTCTGGCTCGACACTAACGACGGCGACGGCCTCCGGCACGTTCACGTCCACGGCGACGAGCGGCCCGGTTATCGCGAATGCGACGGCCGGACTCTACTTCCTGACCACGGCCATCACGGCGGGGTCGACGACCACGACCGCTCCGGCGGGCTCGCTGGCCACGACGACCAACGCCACGGGCGCAGGTAAGCTGTTCACTTCGGTGGGCGGCAAATGGGAATTCCCCGTTCTCACCTAAATCAATCTTACGAGCGGCCTACGGGCCGCTCGGCCCTTACCATAGGTGTAAAATGGCTGTAATTTACCTGCGGCACCCCAAGCACGGGGTGAAGGTCGCTACCATGGATTTGGAAGCCGCCTACGACGAAGAGAACGGCTGGGAAAGGTTCGATCCAGATGACGACGACAGCGGGCGATCAGATCAACGGGGCGCTGAGACTGTTGGGCGTCCTCGCAGAGGGCGAAACGCCCTCAGCCGAGACCTCGCAGGACGCGCTGACCGCGCTGAATCAGATGATAGACTCGTGGAACACCGAGCGGCTGTCGGTATTTTCGACACAGGACCAAGTTTTTAACTGGCCGTCGGGCGAGCTGTTCCGCACGCTTGGCCCGACCGGAAATTTCGTAGGTGAGCGCCCGGTTCTGCTGGATGATTCGACCTATTTTCGAGACCCGCAGACCAACGTCTCCTACGGCATAAAGTTCATCAATCAGCAGCAGTATAACGGCATTGCTGTCAAGACCGTGACCAGCACCTATCCGCAGGTTATTTTTGTCAACAATACGTTCCCCGACATTGAAATGTATATCTACCCAAGACCCCTGCGGCTATTGGAGTGGCATTTCATTTCGGTTGAGAAGCTGACCCAGCCTGCCCAATTGGCTACGACGCTGACATTCCCGCCGGGCTACCTGCGGGCGTTCCGCTATAATCTTGCGTGCGAGATCGCGCCGGAGTTCGGCGTCGAACCTTCCGCGCAGGTGCAGCGGATTGCTATGTATAGCAAGCGCAATCTGAAGCGCATCAATAACCCCGACGACATCATGGCGCTGCCTTATAGCATTGTCGGCACACGTCAGCGCTTTAACATCTACGCAGGGAACTACTAGGTATGTTGCATTTTAGCATACTTACTACGCGGCCCTCGTCTTTGTCCTTTAGCAAGATGTTGCCGTTCTTCACTGTATATCTCATGGGCATGAAGGATATTTTCTTGGTGCGTAACAAGCTCAAGATTTTCCAGCCTGTTATCGGCTCGGTCTAAGTTCTTATGGTTTATCTCCAGCCGACCGGGAATAGGGCCAATAAATGCTTCCCAAAGCATACGATGTATAGACAAGCATCTATACACGCCGTTTTTGCACAGCCGAACGACAACATAATGCTTCAGCAGCCCAGTTTTTACGGGCCTATAATTTACGTCCCCCGCCCATGTTTTGCCGTGCTTAATAGACATGACAGTGGTGACGCTTGTGTTCAAAAACGCCGCAATGTCTTTCAATTTGGCCCCATTAGCCAATCGACGCTTAGCTTCCGCAATTTGATCTGCGGAAAACAATTTGCCGCGCGCTATGCGGCGCACGTTGCCAAGATTGCTAATTTCGTAAAGTCCTTCATAATTAAGAACTGGTCGCCATTCTTCCATAAGGTGTCTCCTTCAATGAACATGCAGTATATCTACATGTATATTGGAGGTCAAGCATGAAGACGCCGGTCCTCGGCTCCAGCTATGTCCTGCGCAGCCCTAATGCGGCTGACAGCCGCATGGTCAATCTCTATCCTGAGATTGTGCCAGAAGGGGGCAAAGAGGCCGCTTGGCTTCAGCGAGCGCCGGGGCTCCGTCAGCTCGCCGTGTTTCCGACCGGCCCTGTGCGGGGGCTTTGGCAGTATGGCGACTATGGTTACGCCGTCGCGGGCACCAAGCTATACCGTGTAGACACGGATTGGAGTTACCACGAACTCGGCACAGTAGCCGGCGCAGGCCCGGTCAACATGGTCGATAACGGCACGCAGCTATTCATCGCTGCGGGCGCTAACGGCTACATCTACAACAACACCAACGTAACGCTGAGCTGCAATACGACCAACGGTTCGCCCACTGTTACGACCGCTGATACATCTCTTATCTGGGTCGGCCTCCCTGTCACGGGCTCGGGCATTCCGGCCAGCACGACGGTCTCCAGTATTACGGACGGAACGACTTTTGTTTTGTCGGCCAACGCTACAGCCACGGCGACGACGGATCTGACGTTCTCGCCGCTCTTCAGCGACATCACGGACCCGGATTTTCCGGGCGCGATTGGCGTCGGGTTTATTGACGGCTATTTTGTATTCAACGAGCCCAACAGCCAGAAATTCTGGGTGACTGAGGCCTATAACGGCCTGTCCATCGACGCGCTGGACTTCGCCAGCGCGGAAGGCTCGCCGGACAATCTGGTCACGCTGATCGTTGACCATCGAGAAATCTGGCTGTTTGGCGTCAACACTGTCGAGGTCTGGTATAACGCCGGGCTCCCTGACTTTCCGCTTGCGCGCATCCAAGGCGCGTTTAATGAAATAGGTTGCCTCGCCGCCTATTCGGTCGCCAAACTCGACAATGGTCTGTTCTGGCTCGGGCGCGACGCGCGCGGTAACGGTATCGTCTACAGGTCCAAAGGTTACTCGGGCGAGCGCGTCTCGACGCACGCGGTCGAGTGGCAGATACAGCAATACACCACGCTTAACGACGCCGTGGCCTACACCTACCAGCAGGACGGCCACAGCTTCTACGTGCTGAATTTTCCGACCGCCAATACGACGTGGGTCTATGACGTGGCGACCGGCGTCTGGCATGAGCGCGCCGGGTGGGAAAACAACAACTTCACGCGCCATCGCGGCAACTGCCAGATGAACTACAACAACGAAATCGTCATCGGCGATTACGTCGGCGGCGGGTTGTTTGCTTATGATTCAACAGTTTATACCGAAGCGGGCTCTATCCAGAAGTGGCTGCGGTCGTGGCGCGCGCTGCCTACGGGCCAGAATGATCTGAAGCGCACGACGCAACATAGTCTGCAACTTGACTGCGAGGCGGGTGTAGGTCTTACCGGCGACGACTATCAATATCTGGACGGCCAACATCTGACTACTGAGTTAGGTGAGTGGCTGTTGACCGAGAATGGCGATTACATAGTAACGCAAAGCGCGCCTCTGGCTCCGGGCGTCAATCCGCAGGTCATGCTGCGCTGGTCGGATGACGGTGGCCATACGTGGTCAAACGAGCATTGGAAGTCGATGGGCCGCGTCGGGCAATACGGCTACCGAACCATCTGGCGGCGGCTTGGCATGACATTGAAAATCCGCGACCGCGTGTATGAGGTGTCAGGGACCGATCCGGTCAAGATCGCGATCATGGGCGCTGAACTTATATTGAGCCCAACGAATGCCTGATATTGCAAACAATACGCAGATCCCGGCGGCGCGTGTTCCGATATGGGATAAGCTGACTAATTTCGTCACCCGCGAATGGTATAGGTGGTTTTATAACACCTACATCGCGGTCGAGGCTGGCCGGCGGTATGGCTCATTCTACAGCACGACGACGTTCACGCCCGCTGCGACAAATACGGCCTACGCGCTGACCTTTAACCAGACATACACCCGCGCTGACGGGTCCAATGTAGTCTACGGCGTCTATATCGGGACGCCATCGTCGAGGATATATGTAGACAACGTGGCCACGTATAATTTTCAGTTTTCGGCGCAACTCAGGCAGACTTCTGGCGGCACGCATAACATTTATATCTGGCCCCGCGTGAACGGCGTCAACGTCGATGACTCGGCCACGCAGATCACGATGAGCGGCGGGTCAAATACGGCCACTGTCGCCGCGTGGAATTTCGTGCTAAATCTTCAGGCGGGCGATTATTTTGAGCTGATCTATTCGGTAAGCAGCACAAATATTCAGATCCCCTATGTGGCGGCGGCTAGCCCGGTCCCGGCTATTCCTTCGGTCATCCTGACCGTAACCAGTTGTGTAGGTGCATAATGGCTGTCATCACCCCCATACCCAAGACCCAGTTCATCGGCGCTAATGGCGCTCCTCTGGTCGGCGGTAAGGTCTACACTTATCAGGCCGGCACGACGAGCCCGCAGGTTACATATACGGATTCGACCGGATCGTCAGCTAACACGAACCCGATCATTCTCGACTCGCGCGGCGAGGCGAATATCTGGCTCGGTGAGGCGACGTATAAATTCAAGCTGACCGACGCCAATGATGTTGAGATCTGGACGGTCGACTATATCTCCGCCCCGACGACGGCCGTCTCGCCGGTTCTGACCGGCAACGTCACGATCTCGACCGACTCGTCTGGCCCGGCGCTTAAGATTACCCAGACCGGCACGGGCGACGTTCTGCGTGTGCAGGATAGCGTCGACCCTGACCTTACGCCTTTCGTTATCAACGCGGCCGGTCTGGTCGGGCTTGGGACCGTCGCCCCGGCCGAAGCGCTGGACATAGACAACAACGGGCGCATACAGTTTTCGGCTAACGGCACCCCGCGCACGGTCATCTCGGCCGACGCCACCAACTCAACCGTGGATGTCCGTGACGCCCGCAATCTTGTCCTGCGCGTTAATGGCGGGGACCGGCTGACGATTGCCAGCACGGGCATGACATCGCTCGCGAATGGTCTGACCGTGTCGGCCAGCGGCGCGGCGATCACGGGTAACAGCTCAGTTACGGGTACGTTCACTTCGTCCGGCGCGCTCACCGTATCGTCCGGCGGCGCTACCATATCTGCCGGAGGACTGACCGTGTCTGCTGGCGGTGCAGCCATCACGGGCAACAGCTCGGTCACTGGAACGCTTGGCGTTAGCAGCACACTGACGGCTTCTAATGGACTGACCGTGTCGGCTGGCGGTGCGGCCATTACGGGCAACAGTTCTGTTACGGGCACGCTAGGCGTTAGCAGCACACTGACGGCTTCTAATGGACTGACCGTGTCGGCTGGCGGTGCGGCCATTACGGGCAACAGTTCTGTTACGGGCACGCTAGGCGTTAGCAGCACACTGACAGCTTCTAATGGACTGACCGTGTCTGCTGGCGGTGCGGGTATAACAGGGACGCTCACGGCTAACAGCGGCGTTTCTGTTCCTTCTGGCGGCGTCAACGTCACGGGGACGGTCACAGCCACGACGTTCTCGGGCGCGTGGGCGAATATCCCTGCCGGCACCGTTATGCTGTTCGTGCAGACTTCGGCTCCAACGGGATGGACGAAATCCACCGCGCATAACGATAAAGCACTGCGCGTGGTCTCCGGCTCAGCCTCGTCGGGCGGCAGCGTCGCGTTTACAACGGCGTTTGCTTCGCAGGCTGTGACCGGCACGGTTGCCAGCTATACGCTGACGACGGCGGACATCCCGTCGCATAATCATAGTGCCACCAGCACCAGCACCAGCACCAGCTCGGTAACAGATTCGGGGCACACGCATAATTATGATAGATCTGGCTCTAACACGGGCGTTTATCAACCGGGCGCTGTCGGCGCTACCGGATCGCTTAACTATACCGCCACCGCTACGACCAGCGCCACTACAGGAATTAGCGTTAGCACATCGACTTCCACATCTACGACTATCGGCAATACGGGCGGCGGCGGTGGTCATAGCCACGGCTTCTCCGCACCTAATATAAACCTCGCCGTTCAGTATGTAGACGTAATCATAGCGACGAAAGACTAATGGAACTCAAAAACGGAACCTTCTGTCCGCTTATCAAAAAAGACTGCGTGCAATTAAAATGCGCGTGGTTTACATTGTTGCGCGGGACAAACCCCAATACGGGCAAAGAAATAGACGAATGGATGTGCGCTATTACGGCTATGCCTATGCTTCAGATTGAAGTGGCAAAAGAAGTCCGTCAGGGCGCAGCCGCGACCGAGTCTTTCCGTAATGAAGTGGTTGCTATATCATCGCAACCCGTCACGCCGCTCATCGGCAGGAGCTAACAATGGACCCTTTCACCTTAGCCCTTCTCGGCAGTTCCGCCGCCAGCGGTCTGGGGTCCGTTCTAGGCGCGCGCGCTTCGGGACAGGCGGCGCAAGCACAATCCCAAGCTGCTATGTTGAGCGCGGTTCTTCAGGCGCAGGCGCAGGAGCGCGCAAGACAAGACATCCTTCAGGGCAGGGCCAGCGGCGAGCAGGCTCTTAGATCCGCCGCCCAGCCAACATTGGAGGCTCTACGCGCTTCGACCGCGCGCGCTGAAGAGGTCCGGCGGGCGGGCGCTGGCGAGGCTGCGGCCGAGCTGGAGCGTGGGCGCGCGGCGTCTATCTCTCCGTTATTGGCGGCGCAGCAGGCGCAGCAGCAAGCGCTTTTAGGCGCTACCGGCGGTCAGTTGGAAGCGCTTTACGGCGGCGCTGGGCTGGGAATGCAGGCGCTTCGTCAGGCTGAGCTTGGACAGCTCGGCGCGTTACGAGGCGGAGCGGGTCAAGCTGCCGGCGCAATTCAGCGCGGTATGGGGCAGGGCGCAGGCGCGCTCACGGGGGCAGAACGCCGCGCGGCGGGAGAACTGACCGCAGGCGAGATGGGCGGCCTTGGCGCACTAGGCGGCGCGTTTGGTATGCAAGCCGGCTATCAACAGCCATATGTGTCGACAGGCGCAGGCGCGCAGAATCAGCTTGCGGCGCTTTACGGCGTCGGCGGCGATCCTAACGCGCCGGGCTATGGCTCGTTTATGCGTCAGCCGACGCTCGAAGAACTTCAGATGGACCCCGGCTACGCGTTCCGCATGGCTGAAGGCCAGCGGGCTATGCAGTCGACGCTTGGCTCGTCGGGTATGCGCGGCTCGGGCGCAGCGCTGAAAGCTGCGACTCGCTACGGGCAGGAAGCTGGCAGTCAGGAATATCAGAACGCCTACGCGCGGTTCATGGCAAACCGTCAAGCGGCACTGTCCGGCCTTCAGGGCCTTGCGGGCTCGGGTCAGGGTGCGGCAAATGTAATGACGCAGGCTGCGGGTGGTCTTGGCACCGGAGCGGCAGGGCTTATGCAGACCGGCGCTACAGGCCGTGCGGGGCTTGCGTCCCAGACCGGTGCTAATCTCGCGAACATCTATGGAACCGGCGCACAGAACCTTGCGAACATCTATGGTGCGCAAGGCCAGAATGTCGCGGGTGTGCTGGGTCAGACGGGCGCTAATGTCGCTAATATTGCAGGCACGACAGGTCAGAACGTCGCGGGTGCGTTGGGTCAGACAGGCACTAACCTTGCGAATGTCTATGGCACGACGGGCCAGAACGTCAGTAATATTCAGGGCGCGACCGGGCAGAACCTTGCCGGGCTACGCGGCGCGCTCGGCACGGGGCTGTCGGCGGACATTCTTGGCAGCGGCCAGAACATCGCGAATGTCTACTCTGGACTTGGCACCGGTCTAGCCAATCTTGCCACGGGCGCGGCCGTCCCGCTCGCTAATCTGGCGACCGGCGGCGGCCAAGCGCTCGCGACCGGGCTGGAGAACGCCGCGCAGGCCCGCGCGTCCGGCTATATGGGCGGCGCGTCGGCGCTGTCTCAGGCGCTGGGCAATGTTGGGCAGAACGCGCTGGCCTATAGCATGATGGACCGCATGTATGGTCAAGCGCGGCCGGCGACGGCGCAACCGTTCAACCGAAATTATGGTATGGGTTACGGCCCGCAGCTTTGAGGTCTGACTAATGGCCGTTCGATATGACATTGCGTCTATGGTGCCCCAAATGAGTGGCGGCGGCATAGATCCGCTTAACATGATGGCTCAGTTGCGTCAGCAAGAATACCAGCAGGCGCAGCTTGCGCGTATGGCGCAGAGCATGGACGTGCAGGATCTTCAGGCGCAGATTGCCGCGCAGCGCGAGCTTCGCCAAGCCGAAGCAGCACAGCGTCAGGCGGGACTATATGGCGCGCAGCAGCAGGAAGCGGAGCAGAAAATACAGGCCGGCAAGATCGACCTTTATAAGAATATGTTCCAGAATTTCGTCAACGACCAAAAGTCGCTCGATAGTTTTGTGGCTATGATGGAGCGCGACTTTCCGCAGGGCGTCGCAGCGTTCAAAGGCAAGACTTATTCGGACGATTGGAAACAGGGGCTTTTGAAGCCTGAAGGCGACTATATGGAAGCCGGCGGCGAAGTATATCAGAAAACCGCGCGAGGACTTAGGCCCGCACCTATCATCCAGCCCGAAGCCATCCCCGGCCCGCGTCAGGACATGGCGACGGCGCTTATTAAAGAGCGCGAAGGGTTTATTGAGAAGCCGAAATACGATGTGAACGCCTATCGTGCCGGGTATGGTAGCGACACCGTGACGTTGCCGGACGGCACTGTCCAGAAGGTGACGCCCGGTATGCGCGTGTCGCCTGAGGATGCTGAACGCGATCTTCAGCGGCGTATTCAGACCGAGTTTGTCCCGAAGGCTGCGGCCAAAGTCGGCGAAGAAGTTTGGTCTACGCTGCCTGAGAATACGCGCGCGGCGCTGACTTCGGTCGCATATAACTACGGCACGGTCCCCAGCCGTATCGTCCCGGCTGTGCAGTCCGGCAACCCTGAGACTATCGCGCGGGCTATCGAGAGTCTGGCCGGCGATAACAAGGGTATCAACGCCGGGCGACGTATGCAGGAAGCTAATATCGCTCGCGGCACGGGTATGCCCGGCTCGCGCGCGGTGCCGGCTTTTGCCGCTGGCGGCGCGCCGTCGTTCATGGGCGGCCCCGAGATCACGCCGCCGATCAATATGATGGCCCCGCCGGCTGCACCTATGAACGCGATGGCTGCGCCGGCTATGCCGACGCCGCCTGCGCCGCAGCCAGCTCAGCCGATCACGGTCGGCACCAAGACGCAGGTCAAAGGCCAGAGCAACGTCGAAACGACGCTCGGTAAGATGATGGACAAATACAACAAGCTCGATCAGTTGGAGGCTATCCCCAGCTCTTCGCGCGGCGCGCTGTCCAACATCGCCGCTTATGCGGCTGGCACGACTGTCGGGCAGGAAGTCGAGAAGGCCCGCGCAACGCCGGCTCAGCAGCAGCGTAACGAGTTAAAGGCGCTTCGTCGGTCGCTTCTGAAAGACATCATGTCTGCTACCGGCGCATCCGCCAAAGAACTCGACTCTAATTTTGAGTTGAAAAGTATGCTGGAGTCGTTGTCTGACGAGACTATGGACATTGATTCCGTCCGTCGTATTATCGCTGATCTTTCAGCGCGCTACGGCCGTGGCGGTGTCTCTGCGCCAGAAGAAGCGGCTCCTGCGCCGGCTGCGCCGGCCGCTGCGGCAGGGCCGCAGGTCATTGATTTCAGCCAGCTTCCCAAGAGGCGCTAATGGACGTTCGGCTTCCTGACGGCACGATTGTAAAAAATGTGCCGGATGACATAACGCAGGAAGACTTGATGGAGCGCGTCGGCATGATGCGTCAGCCATCTGAAGGTCTGACTATGGGCCGCGCGGCGGAAGTCGCGGGCGGCGCTGTCGCGCCTATCGCTGCCGCAGCCGGGTTGGGCGGCCTCGTCGCAGGCCCGGTGGGCGCTGTCGCGGCTCCTGCTGCGCTCGGCGTCGCGGATCTGGCAACAACACTCTATAATCTGGCCGCGCCCAAGATGGGCACGTCGCAGGTCCGCACGCCGTCTGACATCGCGCGCCAGTATCTGACGCCGGAATCATTCAAACCCCGCACTCAGGCTGAAGAACTGTTGGCTGCTGCGGCTGAAGGCGGCGCGGGGGCGTTGACGGGCGCGGGCGCAGCGAACGTGCTGGCGCGCCGCGCGGCCCCCGGCGTCGTGCGTAACGTCATGACCACCATGGGCGAGCGTCCGCTTGTGCAGGCAGGCGCTGGCGCGGGCGCAGCGGCCGCCCCGGTTCGCGCTGAGCAGATGGGCGTCGAGGATCCTCGCGCGCTGCTGGCGACGAGCCTTGTTGGCGGTCTGGCCGGTGCGCGCGGCGCAGCCGGGCTACAGCGTGGCGTCGAGTCCGCGACAGCGGCGGGGCAGCGCGGGCTCATGGGTCTGGTCGGCAAACCCCCAACAACCGAAGCGCTCGGGCAGCGCGCCTCCGAGTCCTTTGAACGCGCCACAACTATGGGCGTGCAATATGACCCGAAGGCGTATCAGTCATTTGCGGGCGGTCTGGAATCTAGCCTGAAGGGATACGATCCTGACTTCAGCAAGTTCGCCGATGTTAAAGTCGCCATTAACAAGCTGAAAGATCTAGACAGCCAGCCGTTGACGATTGAGCGGCTGCACAACGCGCGGCAAATGCTGGGCGTTTTGCGTGGTGACAGCGAGAAAGACGTGCGCCGGATGGCCGGCATCCTGACGGATCGTCTGGATAGTTTCATTACCGACAGCAAGAACGCCATCGGGGCTAATTCTCAAGAAGCCGCCGACGCGCTTATGTCCGGTATCCGTGACTACCGCATGATGTCAAAGAGTTCGGAGATCGAGCGTCTTATCGACCGCGCCAATCTGTCGGGCGGATCAGCCGAAAACATCGAGTCCCAGTTCCGTTCGTTGGCAAAGAACGAAGGCCGTATGCGCAAGTTTACGCCTGACGAACAGACGATGATCCGACGCATCGCCAAAGGCGAAGAGGGCTTGTCTCTCGCCAATCTCGCCAGCATGGTCTCCCCGACGCGTAACCCTACTATGCTCGCTTCGCAGGCGCTTGTCGGCGGGTATGGATTGTCCAGTGACGATCCTTACGCAGTCTTTGGTGCGGGCGGAGCGGCGTTGGCCGGCGCGAGCGGCAGGGCTGTCCGTAACGCTTTGGCGCGGCGGGCGGCGTCCAACGTCGCGGCTATGACGCGCGGCGCGCCGACAGCCGTTCCTTTCTCAGTTCAATTTGCGCCGCTGGCCGCTCCTATTGCGACACAGGGCGTCAACGCAATGGCGAGGCGATGACGAGCGAAACACAGATCTTTTTTGACGTGGCTGTGGCCGTCATCGGCGCTATGGGCGGCTGGATTCTCAACACCGTCTGGAACTCGGTGAAAGAGTTGCAACGCGAAGACAAAGAGCTGGCCGATAAGGTCGCCGCTATAGAGGTGCTGGTTGCCGGGCGCTACGTCACTCGCGACGAGTTCAACAGTACCTTTGCGCAGGTTTTCGCCAAACTCGACACGATCCGCGATCTGATAGCGACAAAGGCCGACCGATGAATTTGGCCGTCTTCTTCGACGAGGTCCGCAACAGCCTGTTTGGTGGCAGGCTGACGCAGGATCAGGTCGTCGGGATGGAGAACATCATCAACTACCGCGACGACAACTATCGCGGCGTCACGGACGACCAGCTCGCCTATATGCTCGCCACGGTCAAGTGGGAGACGGCGCACACGATGCAGCCTATCAAGGAGTATGGCTCGCAGGCGTATCTGAAATCGAAGCCTTATTACCCCTATTACGGGCGCGGGCTTGTCCAGTTGACGTGGAAGGCCAACTATGAGCGTTACAGTATCGCCGCCACGCCGGACAAGGCGCTGGAGTGGCCAACATCGCTGTTCGTGATGTTCGACGGCATGACCAAGGGTATTTTTACAGGCAAGAAATTATCCGACTATATTGCAGACGGCCGACGCGACTACGTGAACGCGCGCCGTATCATCAACGGCACCGACCGCGCCAAAGAGATCGCGGCCATAGCGGACGACTATCGCGACGCTATCATCAAGGCTCAAGACGCCGTCGAGCCGCCCCCACCTTCAGACGATCTGCAAGCCCGTTTCGACGCCATGCTTATTGTGGCTCTCCAAACCAACCCCCAAGTTCAGGAGTTGGTTCGGCAACTCAAAGAGGACTAGTTCAATGATTCACAGCCCCTACACCACCATCTCCGGCGTTCTCGCGCTCGCGACCGTCCTGTGGCACGCGTGGCAGACGAAGACGGTTAACTGGGAAGATCTCCAGAACGCTCTGGTCGGGCTTGGCCTTATCGCCGCCAAGGACTGGAACGTGACCGGCGGCACCAAGAGCAACTGAAGGCGACAGGCCGAAATTGCCAAACCCAAGACTACGGAAGAGACTGCTGCTGATCTTGACGCTGGTCGGTTCTAGCGGCTGTCAGTCGACGAGCGGGGGTTGCCCTCCGCTCGTAAACTATACTGTCGATCAGCAATTACGTGCCGCGCGTGAACTGCGAAGCCTCCCGAAGGGAAGTCAGCTCGCTCAGTTTGTCACTGACTACGGGAAGTTTCGCAGCGCGTGTCGGCTTTGACGCCTGCGCTACCTTCCGGTTGGCCTTCTTCTGATAGGCAATCGCTTCCGATCCCTGCTTTGACATGATGTAGTCCTCGGCGAAGGTCGCCGCAAACATCTCATAGTTCATAGCGTCAACATGGCTGTCGAGGTGATTCGGCGACGCAAACGCACGCGCATTCTTGACACACGCCATGATGACGGCGATCTCGTAAGGATGAAAGTCGCGCCCGAGGCGCAGACTGGCGAGGTCAGAGATCAACTGGAAGTTGTCTTCGATTCCGCCGTAGTTAGCGCCGCGCTCGGCGATTACGTCCCCGGCCAGCTTTAGAAGTTCGTGCGGTGTCATCTATTTCTCTCATCAATTCGGCCCGTTCACGTAACATCCGCAACGTCGTAAAACGCTGGTGCAGACGTATGATGAATGTAGACCGCCGAGCGTTACGGCGCTCGTCCTCCAAGAGGTCCAATACCTCTCGTTCCGTCAGGCTGGTCAGCACGTTCTGGAGTTCCGGCCAA